TAGATGAGTTAGATGCAATGGATGCATCACAAGGAACAAAGAAATTACAAACACATTCTAAAACTGATACAGGATTAGCAATACCATTATAAGGAATTAAATTATGGAAGAAGAAGGAAAGTATAAAGGCTCTACCTGCTCAGGTTTATATGGTAAGTTAGAATCTCAGCGTTCAGCTTTCTTACAGAGAGCAAGAGAATGTTCTGAATACACTATACCTACCCTAATACCACCTAATGTAGAAGGCGGAGCTCACAAGTTTCCTACTCCATATCAAGGGGTTGGAGCAAGAGGAGTAAACAACATAGCTAGTAAATTACTATTAGCTTTACTACCTGCTAACCAATCATTCTTTAGATTGTCTGTTGATAATAAAGTATTAGATGAACTTGGAGCAGCTAGGGGTGATGCTGAGAAAGCTCTGGTTGAGATAGAACAAAGAGTATTAAAAGAAGTTAATGCATCACAAGTAAGAGTTAAAGTATTTGAAGCTCTTAAACATTTGATAGTAGGTGGTAACACATTATTGTATCTACCTCCTAATGAGAATACATTAAAGGTATATCCATTAAGTAGGTATGTAGTAGATAGAGATGCAACAGGTAATGTCTTACATATTATTACTAAAGAAGATGTCAATGTAGATACATTAGATCAAAGTATATTAGATGAAATAGAAATACCTGATGATAACAATGAAGACATTTCTATATTCACACATGTTAAATGGACAGGTAAGAACTGGTCTGTTGAACAAGAGATTGAAGGTCAAGTATTAGAATCAACTAAGACTACTTATGCTAAAGATAAGTGTCCATTCATGGCACTACGTCTTATCGTAGTTGATGGTGAAGCCTATGGTCGTTCATACGTTGAAGAATACCTGGGAGATATTAAGTCATTAGAAGGATTAACCAAAGCTATTGTAGAGGGATCTGCAGCTATGGCTAAGCTTCTAATATTTGTTTCACCTAATGGAACTACTCGTAAGCGTACAGTTGCAGAAGCAGCTAACCTAGCAGTAGTCGAAGGAAACGCACAAGATGTCACAGCTTTTAGATTGGATAAAGGGGGCGACTTTGGAGTTGCACTTCAAACTGCAAACACTATTACAGAACGTTTGTCATTCGCTTTCATGCTTAACTCAGCAGTTCAAAGACAAGCTGAAAGGGTTACGGCAGAAGAAATAAGATACATAGCTAATGAACTAGAGGACACCTTAGGTGGAGTCTATTCAATTCTTGGTGCTGAGTTCCAGTTACCATTTGCTAAGTTAGTTATGGCTCGTATGCAGAAGACAGGTAAAGTTCCTGCACTACCTAAAGGTATGGTAGAGCCTGTAATTATTACAGGTATGGAAGCTTTAGGTCGTCAAGCAGATATGACTAAGATGGATATGTTTACTCAGAGTCTAGCAGTATTAGGACCTGAAGCACTACAGAAGCATATTAATATTAGTGAATACATATCAAGAAGAGCAGCAGCATTAAGTATTGATGCAACTGATCTTGTTAAGACTGAAGAAGAACTACAACAAGAAATGCAACAACAGCAGCAACAAATGCAACAACAACAAATGATGCAAATGGCTCAAGCTGCAGCACCTAATGCCGTCAAAGGTATGGCTGATGGTGCACAACAACAAGCACAAATGACTAACGATGCTGTAATGGCAGAACAACAAGGGGAACCTAACTAATGAAAGATGATTACTTACACCAAGACGTAGAAGAAGAAGTTAAAGAAGAAGTTAAAAAGAAACCAGTAGCTAAGAAAGAAAAGAAAACAGCAGCTGATTTAAATCAAGGTACTAAACGTACAGATAGATAATATATAAGGGAGATATAAAATGGTAGATGAAGTACAGTTCAAATCAGAACAACCTGCAGAACCTGAGGGACATGAAGAAGCAATGGTCAAGAAGATTGACGATGCTAATACTATGCCTGAAGAAGGTATTAAAGATACAGTAGAAGTACCTGCAAAACCTGAGGGTATCCCTGATAAATTCTATGATGCTGAGACAGGAAAGGTTGACTATGATGCGATGGCAAAGTCGTATACTGAACTTGAAAAGAAACAATCACAGAAGACAGAAGAAACTACAGAAGAGCCTAGTGAACCACCTAAGACAGCTGATGAAGCAGTAGAGAAAGCTGGGTTAGACATGGGTAAACTTACAGAAGAATATGATACCAATGATGGTCTTACAGATGATTCATATGCAGCCTTAGAAGCTGCAGGTATACCAAAGGCTACTGTGGATCAATACATTGAAGGTCAGAAAGCCCTAGTAGCAAAGGCACAGTCTGAAGCCTACTCTCTTACTGACGGTAAAGAGGGGTATGAAGCTATGTCTGGTTGGGCTAAAGCCAATCTGTCAGCAGAAGAGCTTAGTAACTATAATACGCAGGTCAACTCTCCTAACTCAAAAGTGAGAGAGATGGCTATACGAGGGTTACATGCTCAATTTTCTGCTGATAGTGGTGATGGTAAACCTTTGGTACATGGTAATAACTCCGTAACCGCAGATGGTTCTGGATTCAAATCACGAGCACAGATGATAGAAGCTATGCAAGATAGCAAGTATCAATCTGACCCAGCTTATAGAGCTGAGGTAGAAAATAAGATAGCTCGTTCAAGTTTCTAGGTTCGGAGTATTTCTCCCTGCTCCACCTAGATAAAAGTCCTACCCTCTTGGGTAGGCATGACCTCTACTAAGAGGCATACCTCAAGATAGACTTGTATATCTCTCTATCGATCTGGTTTCTTTAACTAACTATAAAGGAATCTACTATGTGGACTAAGCCATGTGCAACTGAAATGCGTTTCGGTTTTGAAGTTACGATGTATGTAATGAATAAATAATCAAGTCCCCCGTCCAGGGGGCATCATGCCTTTTCAGGCAGATTTTCCCACACTAAATCAATTAGTAACAAAGCCTCCTGAGGGAGACAACTTCGTGAGAATAGTTTTATGTAATAGGAAATGGAATTTAACTAAACTACAAAGGAGACATTATTATGTCAGACGCAAATCCAAGTAGACTAGGTTCCATTAACCAGGGTACTGATAAGAAAGCCTTATTTCTTAAAGTATTCGCTGGTGAAGTCCTAGCTACTTTTCAGCAACACAACGTATTCCTAGATAAAACAACTGTAAGAACTATTGCTAACGGTAAGTCAGCTCAGTTCCCTGCTACTGGTATCGCAACAACTGGTTACCATACTCCAGGTACAGAAATCCTAGGTGACGAAATCAACCATGCAGAACGAGTTATCACTATTGATGACTTACTAACATCATCTACATTCATTGCTAACATTGATGAAGCTATGAACCACTATGATGTACGTTCTACATATTCAAATGAAATCGGCTTTCAACTAGCTAAGAAAATGGACGAGAACATCGCCCAAGTAATGGCATTGACAGCTCGTGAATCTTCTACTATCGCAGGTCAAGCTGGTGGTACTACATTATCTAATGCAGACTATCCTTCTGATTCAGCAGTATTAGCTTCAGGTTTATTTGATGCACAACAAACACTAGATGAAAAGAATGTTCCAGAGAATGACAGAAATGCATTCTTCCTACCAGCTCAGTATTACTTACTAGCTCAAAATACTACTGTAATTAACCAGTGGTACGATGGTAAGGGTTCAATCTCAGAAGGTACTATCCTTAAGATTGCTGGTCTTCCAATTGTCAAAACTAATTCAATTCCACAAACTAACGTAACAGATGGACCTGATGCATACAAAGGTGACTTCTCAAATACAGTCGGCTTAGTAGCTCATAAAGGTTCTACAGGTACAGTTAAATTAATGGATCTTGCAGCAGAGTCAGAGTATGACATCCGTAGACAAGGTACTTTAATGGTGGCTAAATATGCAGTCGGTCATGGCATCTTACGCCCTGAAGCAGCTGTTGAATTAGCAAAAGCGTAATACCGTTTAGCCCCTTCGGGGGCTTTACTTTTTAAAAGGAAATAAAAATGTTAGGAACCTATACAAGTCTTTCAGAACTGGAAGCAGTCAACATTATGCTTAGCACTATCTCAGTAGCACCAGTATCAACTTTATCAGTATCAGGGGATCTTAATGTTTCTGTTGCCAAGCAGATGTTATATGACACAGCAAGAGAAGTAGAAAGCTATGGCTACTACTTTAATACAGATGCTAAGTATCCACTAGCTCGTAATGTAGATGATGAAATTGAGATGCCTCAGAACACTTTGTTTGTCTCTGTAGATAGAGACTTCTGGGAATACGATGCTACCTTAAGAGGACTAAAGTTATATAACAGAAGTAAACAAACATATAAGTTTGATAAGAATTTAACTGGATCAGTAACCTTCTTCCTACAATGGGATGAGTTACCACAACCAGCAAAACAATACATAGCTATTAAAGCAGCAAGAAAGTTTCAACTAAGAATGTTGCCTGATGAATATACATCTAAGTATAGCCAACAAGAAGAATTAGAAGCAAAAGCACAACTAGAAGATTATGATGCAATGGAAAGACAATACAATCTAGCCGATCAAAATGTAGTATTCGATATATTAGCGAGGTAAATTATGGGAATGATGAACAGGTCGATACCTAATATGTTCAATGGGGTATCACAGCAACCCCCTGCCCTACGACTACCTTCACAAGCTAACATACAAGAGAATGGTATGTCTAGCGTAGTAGACGGTCTAAGTAAAAGACCACCAACCAGACATGTAGCTAAGTTTACAGACAAATCTACAGAAGAAATTTATATACATACTATTAATAGAGACAAGTTCTCTCAGTATGTAGTGATGATAGAAAATGGAGAACTCTATGTTTACGATCTTGATGGGAATAATATCCCTGTGGACTATCCTGACGGTAAGTCTTATCTTAGTACAACTGCACCACGAGATGACTTCTCAGCCGTTACAGTAGCTGATTATACATTTATAGTTAATACTAAAACTAAAGTATTACAATCTAATGCAACAGCTCCTGGTAGCTTAGCAGGCTCAGTACAACAATTTATTGATCTACCTGATGATAGTGGTGGATACTATGAGATTGCAGGTACAGGTGCTAATAACTTTGATAACTACTATGTTAAGAAAGTAGGAGATGTCTGGAGAGAAACAGTTAAGCCAGGTCTTAAAACTGCTTTTAATCCTAACACTATGCCTCATGCATTAGTGGATGAAGGTAATGGTAGATTTACATTTAGAGAACTAGACTGGGACCCTCGGTACGTTGGGGATGACAATACAGCAAAGTTTCCATCATTTACCAACAATCAAATATCAGACGTATTCTTCCACAGAAATAGATTAGGCTTCCTATCTAAAGAGAATGTTATATTCTCAAGGTCAGGTGAGTTCTTTAATTTCTTCCCTGAAACTGTAACAACTATATTGGATACAGATCCTGTAGATGTTTCAGTATCTCACAATAAAGTAGCAACACTTAAACATGCTACTTCCTACAATACTTCCTTAATGTTATTTGCTGACCAAGCTCAGTTTCAATTAACAGCTAAGGACACCTTAACACCTAAGACTGCAGCTATTAATGTAACAACAGAATACAATGTTAATACCAAGGTAACTCCAGTATCAGCTGGTACATCCTTATACTTTGCAGTAGACAAAGGTGAAGCCACAAGTTTAAAAGAATATGAAGTACAACCATTAACTTATAACAATGAAGCAGCTGATGTAACAGCTCACTGTCCTAGGTATATACCTAATGACTGCTATAAGTTAGCAAGTAGTGACTTAGAAAATACTGTCATAGCTTTATGTGAATCAGACCGTAGTGCTATGTGGGTATATAAATACTATTGGGCTACACCTGATGAGAAGGTACAAAGCTCATGGTCTAAGTTTCTAGTATCTTCTGAAGATGAAATACTTAATGCAGACTTTATAGATAATAAATTATATCTAGTTATTAAGAGATACGATGGTACTTACTTGGAAATGATGGATTTTAGTTATAACCAAGTAGAAGAAGACCTAGGATTCTTAATACACTTAGATCACCGTATAGATTTAACAGGTGTCTATGACCCTGATACACTTAAGACTACTTATACTGTCCC